GATGTTCCAGAAGGCTCAACGACCTGGAACCCTGTCTCTGCAGGTTCAACGACCTGGACGCAATCCTCAGCAGGATCGACAACATGGAACAACGCCTAAATTTCGGTGAGTGGCTCCCAGACCAGCCCGGTTTGGTTGGAGCACTCCAAGACGCGAAGAATGTGATCCCACAGACCGTTGGATACGGACCATTCCCCTTGATGGTGGATTACTCCGCTGCGGCTTCTGAGAACCTTACAGCTGTGTTTACTGGTGAGTTTGGGGCGACTTCTAACATCTTTGCCGGGGGTAACTCCAAGCTGTTCAAGTTCGACTCCACCGATCTTTCGATGGACGATGTGTCGAAGGTCGGCGGGTATACGGGAACTAAGCCGTGGAAGTTCACCCAGTTTGGGGATGTTGTCATTGCCGCCAATGGGACTCAGAAGCTCCAGGCTTGGACGCTTGGAACCTCAACTGCATTCGCTGATCTAGCCGCTGCCGCTCCGATTGCGTCCTACATCTCTGTGGTGCGTGATTTTGTTGTGGCGGCGAACATCTCAAGCTATCCGAATCGGGTTCAGTGGTCAGACATTAATGACGAGACAAACTGGACATCTGGCCCTACATCTCAATCCGACTTTCAGGACATTCCTGACGGTGGGAATATCGTAGGAATCACGGGTGGCGAGTTTGGAGTGATCCTTCTTGAGCAGGCAGTTGTACGGATGTCCTATATTGGAGCGCCGCTCTTCTTCCAGTTCGACACCATCTCCCGCCAGCTTGGGTGTTACGAGCAAGGCTCAATCGCCCAGTATGGTCCGCTTACCTTCTTCCTGAGCGATGACGGGTTCTATGTCTGCGATGGGCAGTCCATTAAACCCATCGGGGCTGAGAAGGTAGATCGCTGGTTCTTTGACGACCTTGACCCCGCGAATGTGGGTAAAATGAGCGCGGCCATTGATCCGGTCCGTAAGGTTGTGGCCTGGTCATACCCGAACACGCGAGCTGGTCAGTCGATCTTGATCTATAACTGGCAAGTTCAGAAGTGGACTTATGCCGACACCACCGCGAACTACATTGCTTCAATGGCAACTGCAGCGGTGACCCTGGAGGGCTTGGATCTCTATTCGGCGAGCATTGATGCTCTCGGGACTTCGCTGGACTCGCGGACTTGGCTGGGTGGGAAGTTTGTGTTCTCTGGCCTTCAGGGAGCCAAGATCGTCACCTTTACGGGTCAACCCGCAACCGCAAACCTTGAGACCGGAGACTTCGTGGCCGGTCAAAACTCGGTTGTGAAGCTGGCCCGTCCCCAGGTGGACAATGGATCTGCCTCTGTAGCGGTGGCCTCTAGAGATCGCCTGGACGACTCCATCTCGTTTGGAACCTCTGTGGCCGCAGACTCTGACAACCGAGTCAGCCTGAGAAGTTTCGGCAAATACCACAGAATCAGGGTTATCCCGAGTGGCAACTGGACCACAACCATTGGGGTGGATGTGGATACTGTTCAAGCAGGGCGGCGCTGATGTTTCGCGTTCTTCCCCCATTCGGCTCAGATCCTCGCGGTGTCGCGGAGATCGTCAATGGGCTTATGAATGGGAAATCAAACAACACCGGGACAGTAACGCTAAATACTGGCGGGGCATCAACCACCACGATTTACGATGCTCGGATCAGTCCTGAGTCAAAGATCATTCTGATCCCGTTCTCTGCAAACGCCTTTAACGACAAGATTCCTTATGGGGCGTTTCAAGATTCCACAGACCAGGCAGCGGCCTCAACCACTACGGCTTATGCGGTCACTTATAACACCACGGACTACTCTAACGGGATAACCCTTAGTAACAGTTCGAGGCTAAATGTTACGAATCCTGGGGTTTACAACATCCAGTTTTCTATCCAGTTCGCCAATGCCAACAACCAGATTCAGGATGTGGATGTTTGGTTCAGGAAGAACGGGACGGATGTAGCTGGGTCGAACAGTAAGTTCTCGGTCCCAAACTCCCACGGAGGGACGGATGGTCACCTTATCGCGGCGCTTAATTACTTCATTGATCTAGCCGCAAATGACTACATCCAGATCATGTGGGCCACGACTTCCACACTGGTCACGATTGAGCAACTTCCTGCTCAGACAAGCCCAACGAGGCCTGCCACGCCTTCTGTGATCGCCACGATGACTTATGTCTCGATGGCTTCAATCGCCAATGTGTATGTAAGCTCTCAGGCCCAGGGAAGCGCGGTTATCACGCACTTTGCCAATTCGACATCCGACAAGACATTTGCTTATGTGGTGGTGGGATGAATGTTCGCTTGATTTCCCCTAACGATCTGAGACAATGGTGGGGATTCGTCAGGCCTGGGCTTCTGAAGGTTCTTCAAAAGACCCCGGAGGGATGGATTCCCGAGGATGTCTACACAGACTGCTACAACGGGAAATCCATGCTCTGGATAGCTCTGGATGACGCAAGGCCAGTCGGGTTCATGGTATTGCAACCCAGAGATTCCTCGCTCCATGTATGGTGCGCCTATCTGCAAGAGGTGGGTTTCTTTGAGGAAGGCTGGCAGCATCTCCTGAACATTGCACAGCACGGTGACGCTAGACGACTCACCTTTGAGTCATGGCGACCTGGCTGGCAGCGACAGGCTAAGAAACTTGGATTCAAGCCCCGCTCGTGGGCATTGGAGGTCTAAATGGGTGGTTCTACTAGAATGCAAACGACAACGCAGGAACTTGATCCCGCGATCCGTCCATATGTTCAATACGGTTTGAGTGAGGCTCAACGGCTTTACACCACCGAGACTCCTCAATACTACCCAGGACAGACCTATGTCGGCCCGAGTGCTCAGACCCAGCAGGCTCTGACTGCAGCCCAACAACGGGCAGTGATGGGATCTCCTCTGCTCCCGGCTGCTCAACAGCAGGCGTTTAACACTATTCAGGGTCAGTTCCTCGGAGGAAATCCTTTCTTCCAAGGAGCCTTCCAACCTGCCGCGCAAGCCGCGCAACAGACCTACTTTGATGCTCTTCAGCAAGCAAGGTCTAACGCCTCTCGTGCAGGACGGTATGGATCTCAAGCCGCACTAGGACTCGAGGAAAGGGCTGGTGGTCAACTGGCTCAGTCTCTGTCTAATGTGGCAGGGCAACTCGCATACCAGAACTACGAAGCAGAACGCGCTCGCCAACAGGCGATGTTGGGCGCTGCTCCTGGTCTGGCCGCTGCTGATTACGGTGACATTGAGCGACTGATGCAAGCCGGTCAAACCGCAGAGGGCTACCAACAAGCCGCGTTGCAGGGCGACATCAACCGATTCAACTTCATGCAGGGTCTTCCGCAGAACCAATTGAACCAGTATCTCGCAGCGGTATATGGCTCTCCGCGAGGAATGGTCCAAACCACTCCTGTTTACTCAAGCCGAGCCGGTGGTGCGTTGGGTGGTGCGTTGGCTGGTGGATCTATGTTCGGTGTTCCTGGCGCGATTGCCGGTGGCATTGCTGGACTCTTGGGGGTCTAAATGAACGAACTCTTCGGACAACTATTCGGGCAGCAACCCTCATACGCCCAGATGCTTCTGGGTGAGGAAGAGGCTCGCCGACTCCAACAACAGGCCCAACAACAAGGCCTGTTAAATGTTGGTCTGTCTCTCCTTGCTGGGTCCGGTCCGTCCGCACAACCTCGAGGCATTGGTCAACTTCTTGCCCAAGGCGTTCAGGCCGGTCAGCAGGCCTATCAAGGTGCGTATAACAAAGCCGTACAAGAACGCGCTTTGATGGAGCAGCTCGCAGAGCGCCGCCAAGCTATGGCTGATGTTCAGTCCGCACAGCAGGCAATCCAGCAAGCATTCGTTCCTCGAGAGGAAGGTGCTGCTCCGATGTTGGATATGACCCGACTGCAGGGAATTCTTGCAGGATTGACCCCTGGAGCACGAAGCCAAGTTCTCAAAGAGGCCGGTGCAATAAAAGGAGCATTCGCCGGTCCTAAGCTTGAGAAGCTTGGAGTTGAGGAGCGTTTGATAAATCCAGAGACTGGGGATGTTGTTGCCACCGGCGCTCCCAAGCCGAAAGAGCCGAAGTTCACAACTGTTGATGTTGGAAACGCGATCATCGAATACATGGATGGTGTGGAAGTTGGCCGTAAGCCAAAGGGCCGCGCTCCAGAAGGTCCGGTATCGCTGCAGACTGTGGAGACAGAAGCCGGTTTGATGACCTTTAACCCGCGCACTGGTCAACTTACTCCAGTGATGCAAGATGGGAAGCCTGTTGCCGGTAAAGGCGCAAAGCCCACAGAAGGCGAGCGTAATGCAGCTGGGTTTGCTGGCCGAATGATTGCGGCTAATCAAATCATCAGCCAGCCTGCGATTGCGGCCGCTGCTCCTGGCCTTGGGTCTGGCTTGGCTGGTTCTGTGCCGTTTGTTGGCGAATCTCTCAGGAACTTGGCTCAGTCTCCTGAGACACAGCAATACGCTCAGGCTGCGCGTGATTGGATTCGTGCGAAGCTGCGCAAGGAATCAGGTGCCGCGATTGGTGTGGCTGAAGAGGAAAACGAATTCCGCACCTACTTCCCGGTGACTGGTGACTCTCCACGGGTTATCGAACAAAAGGCTCAGGCTCGAGCACTTGCTAATCAAGGCATGATTCAAGCGGCTGGAAGCGCAAAGATTCCAGAGCCTACTCAGCCGCCTATTGATCTTCGAACCGCAGCTCAGAGAGAACTCGAGCGCCGTCTTAGGGGGCAATAATGGACTTGTCCAAACTCAGCGATAAAGACCTTGAGGCAATCGCCGCAGGTCGGATGCAAGATGTGTCCACCGCTGGCCTTCAGATGATTGCTGGAGAGGCACCGGCTGCTCCGCGCAGGCCTCGCTCAGAAGAACTCCTGCGCCAACTTGGGCTGACTGCTCGGGCAGGTATTGAGGGAGTTACTTCACTTCCTGCGATGGTGGCAAATGTCCCTTATGCACTAGCAGATATTGGGATCAGTCTGGCTCAGAAGGCCGGTGCAAATGTTCCGACTCTGCAGCAACGAGGAATCTCTGCGACTCGCTCTGGGCAAATCATCTCTGACATCTTGGGCCTTCCTAAGCCTGAGACCGAGATGGAACGAGGTGTTCAGTCCATCGCTCAAGCTATGGGTGGTGCTGCTGGTTCTGCTCGGATGGCAGGAGCCGCTTCTCGGCAGTTGTCCGCTCCGATTGCTAGGCAGGTCGCCCAGACTCTAGCGACAAGCCCTCTTGCCCAGACTGCTGCTGCGGCCACTGCTGCTTCGGCTACTGAGGCAGTAAAAGAGATGGGAGGCGGGACTGGCGCTCAGTTGGCCGCTGGCCTTTTGGGTGGCGCAATGATTCCTGGTGGCGGGACTGCGGCTCAGGCTGTTGGACGGGCCGCTCCTGAAGTTGTGCGTCCGTTTACCCAGGCTGGACGGGAAGTCATTACTGGGAATGTCCTGCGCCAGCTCGCAACCGATGCAGAACGCGCAGCAGAGGCGGCGGCTACTTATACGCCTCGTGTTCCAGGGTATACCCCAACCACCGCACAAGCCACTCGCGATATTGGATTGATCTCCGCAGAAGGTCCGATCCGATCAATGGATACGGGGCAATTCGGCATACAAACATCGCAGGCCAATCGTGCTCGGATGGCGATTCTTGACCGCTTGGCAAAGGACAAGGATGCTCTTGAGAGGGCCATTGCAAAGCGCGATGAAGTAACCGCTCCTCTGCGTGAGGAGGCATTCGCCAAGGCCAATGTAACGCCAGAGGCCTTCCAGAGCGGGGTTACTCTCACTGTCAATAAGACGATTGACGACATCCTTGCTTCCGATGTTGGCGCTCGGTCCACGGTGGAAAACACCATGAGATGGGCGCAACAACAGGTCCAGCGCGGGACTACACCTCAGAGACTGTATGAGGTTCGTAAAGACCTCCGTGATGCCTCCCAGGGCCGTTTGGACAAGGAAGGCGCTGCTTACAGTCTTGCCAAAGGACAGCTGGAGCAAGTCATTCGCTCGATTGATGATGCTCTCGAGGCGGCTGCTCCTGGGTATAAGGACTACCTCCAGAAGTACGCTGCTTCTAGTCGGGGCATTGAGCGTCTTGAGGCTGCACAACAGTTCAAGAGCAAAGTCCTTACAACAACTCCTGACCCGTCCTCAATGGGCGACTATCTGATCTCTCAACCTTCGTTTGTAAGGGCCATCCGAGACGCAGAGAAGGACACCAAGCTCTCCAAGACCCAACTCGCCGTTTTGAGGCGTTTGGGAGAGGATCTAGACTCTGGTGTTCTGGGCCGAGCCGTTAAAGTACCGGGATCAGACACCTTTAAAAATCTCAGCACTGCCAACATAATTGGCGGGATTGTCGGTAAGCAGATGTTCGGGGAGATTTCTCCTGGCGTACAGAAAGCTGCCGCACCGCTTAACTGGCTCTACAACGGGACGGATGACGCTATTCGCCAGCTTCTGGTGGAGGCAATGCTTGATCCCAAACTCGCCAGCTCACTGATGAAGAAAGCCTCTACCTCGACAGTAGAGCCTTTGTCCGATGAGCTGAAGAAGCGAGCAATCGCTGCTGGCCTTGGTTCCGTTTTTGGATTGGAATAAATCAAACGAACCGAGCGAAGTCCCCATGAAGCTCAGAAGCAACCTTCTTGTAAGCTTCGTGAGCTTCCTCTGCGGTCCTGAAGCAGCCGATGTGAATGTTCTTGTAGTTGACCGTGATTCGGGCGATATAGCGATTGACTGCTCTGTAGTAAGAAACGCCTTTGAACCCTGTTCTGTTTGTTGACCGGAGACCAGTGTTGCGATTGTTCTGAGCGTTGTTGGCCTCACGCAGATTGGAGATCAGATTGTTTGATCTATCACCATCAATGTGATCTACCTGGACGGGCCAGCGACCATGAAACATCATAAAGATCACACGATGAGCGTAATGTTTCTTCTTGCAGATCGTTACCATCTGGTATCCATGAATGGTGGGACGACAGGCTCTTTTTCCTTTGAGCTTGTTGCCTCTGCGATCAACCTTCCAAAACAGAACCCCATCACGGTACTCAAAGAGTTCATGCAAAAGCTGTTGAGTGATTTCCATAGCGCACCAAATAAAAACCCCCTGAGCATCCGTAGTACCAGTACGAACACCCAGGGGGCAGCCAGTGGCTTAGAGCTATCAAGGTCTGGTACACCCAAGTTCTAAGCCTGCCAACATTTTATCGATCACGATTGCCCCGTCAACAAGCAATCCCTAGAATCCGATCAAGGAGCACCAAATGCCGAAGACTAAGATTTCAGAGTTCTCAGCAACGCCTGGCAACAATACAGACATTGATGGGATAAACATCAGTGAAGGTTGCGCCCCGAGTGGCATCAACGATGCCATCCGTGAGCTGATGGCTCAACTGAAGGACTTCCAAGCCGGTACTGCTGGTGACTCCTTCAACGGCCCAGTGGGAACGACAACCCCTGCTGCGGGTGCGTTCACCAACTTCTCTGCTTCTGGGACTTTTGCTCTTACTGGCGACCAGGTTCAAATCTCTGAGGGTGGCACGGGTCAGACAACGGCTAACGCAGCGTTCAACGCTCTTGCTCCGTCCCAAACCTCTCAATCAGGGAAGTACCTAAAGACGGATGGCACGAATACTTCCTGGGATGCGATTGACATCAACACCGCAGACATCACGGGAACGCTTCCTATCGCCAATGGGGGTACGGGCCTCACGGCTCTTGGAACGGGCGTACAGACCGCTCTGGGCATCGCTGTAGGCTCTGCTGGTGCCTTTGTTGTCAATGGTGGTGCTCTGGGCACTCCTTCGTCTGGAACGGTCACTAACCTGACTGGTACGGCTTCTATCAACATTAATGGTACGGTGGGTGCTACTACCCCGACCACGGGAGCATTCACGACTCTGAGTGCGTCTGGGAACATCACTGTCTCAGGCGGCACCGCCAACGGAGTGGCCTACCTCAATGGGTCAAAGGTGCTGACCACGGGGAGTGCGCTGACTTTTGATGGGACGAATTTAGGTGTTGCTGGGCGTGAATCAATTACGGCTGGTAATTTGTCTGGCTCAGGTAATGGTATGCACCTTTACTTTGAAGACAACATTGGCCACATAAAAGGTTTTCATGCTGGTGTAGATGACAGAGCCATTCGCATTGATGGCTTAAACCTTCAGTTTAGAGTTTCCGGTTCCGAAGGCATGCGCCTGACCTCCACAGGTCTGGGCATTGGGACGAGTTCGCCTGCTTATAAGTTGGATGTTGTTGGCACAGGGTCAATCATCTCTGCGACCCGATCAGACACCAACCGCGCTGACATCATCGTCACCAACAGTGGTGGCACTGTCAGTTTTGGTATTAACAACAGCACCGGAAGTTGGCTTACGAATGGATTGCCTTACTACGGGTACATCCTTGGCCCATCAAGCGCATCTTATGGATTGCAGTTTGGTGTTGGCGCATCAAACACGGCAGCGTTAACGATTGATCCCACCGGAAATGTAGGCATTGGGACGAGTTCGCCTGCTTACAGGCTGGATGTCAACGGTACTACACGCCTTGGAGCAGGTTCCGCTGCTATTCTTGCTGGTGTAGGTGGTGCATTTGCAGGCGGCCAGGGTGAGCTTTACACCATCGGCGCTAACACGATGGGCATCGGCACGACAGGTGCTGCGGCGCTGAGGTTCTATACCAACAGTGTTCTAAACGCCACCCTCGACTCCTCCGGCAACCTCGGCATTGGGGTGACGCCGAGTGCTTGGGATACGCTGAAAGCCTTTGATATTGGCTCTGGCGGTGCTTTGTGGGGCGGTGCCGCACAAGTTGGTATTGCAAGCAATGCCTACTATGGATCGGGCGCCTTTAAATACAAAGCGACCAATGTCGCCGCCGCTTTGCAGGTTGACGGCAATATCTTTAAGTTCTTCACCGCCCCCTCCGGCACCGCAGGCTCTACCATCAGTTTCACGCAGGCGATGACGCTTGATGCGAGTGGGAATTTGGGGGTGGGGACTACCTCGCCCCTTGCAAGATTAGATGTTGTATCTGCTTCTCAAAATCTTAGCAGAGTTAGAAGTAGCGGGGCAAATGAAGCGGTTTTTCTTTTCCAAAATTCAAACACCGGAACTAATGCTGGCGACGGGCTTTATTTAGGCATCGTTGCCGCTATGGATGCGTACTTGTGGAATTACGAAAATAACCCAATTATTTTTGGCACCAACAACACAGAACGCGCCCGGATTACCTCGGGTGGGGATTTGTTGGTTGGGACCACTGATTCTGGAAGCGGCGCAACAGCAGCAAAGCAAAGAATCATTGGGGCTGCATCAAATAACTTATATCTTGGCTGTACTTCTGCTGGCGGTTGGCGAATTACATCAGATGCTTTAAGCGATGGTGGCACTTTTTACCACATTAAGTTTTCCGAGAATGGGACGGAAAGAGGTTCAATCACCTCAAACGGCTCGTCTACAACTTACGCCACTTCTTCCGACTACCGCCTGAAAGAAAACATCCAGCCCATGACTGGTGCGCTGGCTAAGGTCGCTGCTCTGAAGCCATGCACCTACAAGTGGAAAGCAGACGGCTCTAACGGTGAAGGCTTCATTGCCCATGAGCTGCAAGCTGTCGTTCCCCAATGTGTGACTGGCAAGAAAGACGCAGTAGACGCTGAAGGCAAGCCAGTCTATCAAGGCATCGACACCAGCTTCCTTGTGGCAACGCTGACCGCAGCCATCCAAGAACAGCAAGCCATCATCACCGACCTCCGCGCACGGGTTGCGCAACTTGAAGCCAAGTAACCAACGAAAGGAATGAAAATGACCACGACATGGAAGATCACTCAACTGGACCACAAGCCTCAAGAGGCTGGCAACACCAATGTTGTCGTAACGGCTCATTGGCAGTGCAATGGTGTTGATGGCGACTTTTCTGGAAGCGTCTACAGCACCTGCTCTTTCCCAGCACCTTCGGGTTCTTTCACTCCCTACAACAATCTGACCGAGGCTCAAGTCCTGGGCTGGGTTTGGGCTAACGGAGTGGATAAGGCCGCTACTGAGGCTGCTTTTCAAAAGCAGATCGCCCTTCAGAAGAACCCTCCGGTGTCGGAGTCTGCGCTTCCCTGGTAATAGGGCATCCCACCGGCCCTTGACGGTGGAACTAGGAGATCAGAATGGGCAACAACAAAATACCCCAGACTGTAACGATTGACGGTGTTGAGCACGAACTCGACAATTTCACCCAAGACCAGAAGATGCTTCTAGAGCATTGTTTGGATCTTGATCGTAAGCTGGCCTCATGTTCTTTCCAAATGGATCAGCTCCGTGTTGGAAAAGAGGCTTTCCTCTCAATGCTAAAGAAGTCTTTAGAAAATGGACACAGCAGCCCGCCTCTCGACTCATGAAGCCGTCTGTGCAGAACGCTATGCAGGAATCAATGCTCGGCTCAAAAGGCTCGAGCAGATCCTGATAGGGAGCGCAGGCGCGATCATCATTCTGTTGCTCTCTGTAGCGTTTAAGCTGTGATTGATCCGTTGACCGCGCTGGCGGCTGTATCGTCAGCCGTCAACCTAATCAAGAAGGCCTCGAAGACCGTTGATGATGTACGGTCTCTTGGCCCTCTTTTGGGTAAATACTTCGATGCAAAACACGAGTGCACGAAGGCGGTCAATCAAGCCAAGAAGAAGGGCGGCTCCAACATGGGGGCTGCGGTCCAGGTCGAACTGGAGTTGATGCAGCAGAAGGCTTTTGAGGAAGAGCTAAAGATGCTCTTTTTCCAAAGCGGCAATGCTGATGTCTGGCAGAACATCCAGATCCGTGTGGCCCAGATGAACCGGGATGATGCTCACAACGCCCGGAAAGAAAAGGAAGCAGCAGCCAAGCGAAAGAAACAAATCGCAGAGGCTATAGAGGCTGCTATCGGCGCAATCATTATTGTGGCCGCTCTAGGAGGCATGGGATACATGGCAGTTCTTGGATATGGACACTGCAAGGAGACCCGTGAATGTGGGTTCTAAATTTCTTGGGAGCTTTAGATGTTTGAGATGCTTGGTGGTGGTCTGTTGGGTTCTATTTTTGGCGGTCTGTTTCGTCTTGCCCCAGAGGTTTTGAAGTATTTTGACAAAGGCAATGAGCGCAAACACGAGCTGGCGATGTTCACGCTGCAGACTGACCTAGAGAAGCTGCGCGGCCAGTTCAAGATGGAAGAGAAGTATGTGGACTACTCTGTCCAGCAGCTCGACACCATTAAAGAAGCCTTTAAGGAGCAGTCTCAAACCGCCAAGGAAGCTGGTTGGTTTGTCTCGGTGGTGTCTGCGTTGGTGCGCCCCGGAATCACTTGGGCGCTGTTTTTTATGTATGCCACAGTCAAGGCTGCGGCCATTTACATGGCCTTCCGCAGCGGCGGGCACTGGAGCGAGGTCATGACCAAGGTCTGGAGTAGTGATGACTTTGCCATGCTCAATATGTGTTTGACCTTTTGGTTTGTGGGTCGCAGCATAGAGAAATATCAAAAATGACCACGGAAGCCATTAAACTGGCTGGCGACTTGCTGATAAAGCCATTTGAGGGCTACGCAAAGCGCCTACCTGATGGCTCCTGCACCGCCTATCCAGACCCGGGGACGGGAGGAGATCCTTGGACGATTGGGTGGGGTTGCACTGGACCCTCAATAAATCCCGGCACAGTTTGGTCTGTTGAGGTTGCCCAGTCAGAACTTGATAAGCACTTGCTGCATTTCTGCGTGGGTGTTTTGAAACTTTCTCCCGATTTGATTGGCGAACCCCCTCGCCGACTTGCGGCTGTAATTTCTTTTGCTTACAACTGTGGCCTTGGAAATTACAGAGTAAGCACATTGAGAAAACGCATCAACGACAAAGATTGGGGCGGCGCCCAAGAAGAGATCGTTAAGTGGAACAAAGCGGCTGGGCGCGTTTTGAAAGGCTTAACACGCAGACGAGAGGCAGAGGCTACTTTGCTGGGGTGATGTATGGCGAAACATCAGAATGTTCCTACCGCAGTCCAGGCAGAGCAGTTTGATGATTTCGTCAAGCAATGGCAGGATCTTCTAGGCCTGCACCGATGGCGAATAGAGCGCGGCCAGAAACAGGCCAAAGACGCGATGGCATCGGTCGAGTTCAACGATGATGCAAAGCTGGCGACTTACCGCTTGGGGGATTTCGGTGCAACGCCGATAAACGACAAATCCCTCTCACAGACAGCACTCCACGAAGTGCTCCATGTTTTCCTCCACGAATTGATCGCTGCCGCACAAGACCGGGGCGCAGAGCCGAATCTTGATGCTGTTGAGCATTCGGTCATCAATGTCCTTGAAACAGTCTTGTACGGAGTTATACATGGGGCACCCGAGCAAAGAGAGGGATGAGCAATTCATATCCGCTTGGCACGCTGCTGGCGGTTCTCCAACTCGGTTATCCGAGCAGCTGGGGGTCAGTCTTCGCGGAATCTATGCTCGGCGGGATGCCATCGAAGCTCGATACGGCATTGCTTTGGTGGCAAACACCCCAAAGGCTGTCAAGCACGACCCAGTTGTAACGCGAGCCATCATGTCCGCTCGCCGGGATGTGAACCGGCTTGAGATACAAGATGGCGTTGTTTTGGTTGGGTCGGATGCTCACTACACCCCGGAAGTGATCCCGATGGCCCATAAAGCCCTGTGTAATCTGATTGTCGATCTCGGCTCTGAGGTCAAGGCCGTGGTCCTGAACGGGGATATTTTGGACGGTGGATCAATCAGCAGGCATCCTCGAATCCGCTGGAAGAAGCCTCCAAGCGTCAAGGATGAACTTGATGCAGTGATTAAAAGGACCACAGACATTGAGCAGGCGATCCAACCGGGGACTCATCTGTTCAGAACTTATGGAAACCACTGCGCCAGATTCGAGTCGCGCCTGTCCGCTCAAGTGCCCGAGTATGAAGGCATTGGAGGGTTTACCCTCAGAGACCATCTCCCGAAGTGGGCTGACTCAGATCGGATTGATGTCAACGAGGATATGGTGATCCTGCACGACTGGCATGCTGGAATCCACTCGGGGTGGAATGATGTATTAAAAGGAGGCTGTCATACGGTGACCGGCCACACCCATGAGCTAGGCACGAAAGCGCATAGAGGGTTCAAGGGCACTCATTACGGCATCAAGACTGGGATGCTGGCCGATAACGACCAAAAGGAGTTCGACTATCGCCTCGGAAAGCCTGGGTTAAATTGGCAGTCAGGATTTGCTGTTCTGACCTGGAGGAATGGGGTTCTTCTCCATCCCGAATTTTGTGCTGTGAGAGACGATGGGAATGCTTATTTCCGGGGGAAACTGTATGCCGACTAAATACACGATTGAGTTCGCGCCTGGGTGCTTTGATGAGTTTGAGGGAACTCAGGAGGAGCTGGAGGAGTTGATTCTTCAGCTCATGAACCTGGCCGACAACGGTGAGCTTTTCAACGAGGCAATGCCAGTCTCTGAGGACGAGGCTATGCGGATCTTTGAGAAGATCAAAGACCGGCGAACGAACTAGGCTTGAACATCGCCCCCAAAGGCCCACACGGGCCTCTGGTGCGGTTGTCAATACAACTCCCTATACCTCTCCTACCCCTGGCGGGGTTTGCGTCACAGCACATCACTATCACCCCAGAGTTGTATCTAGGGTTGTCTTCGATGGGTCTGTAGTGGGCGCATTTCTTACAGAGTTCTCTGTCTTTATCCCAGGTGTACTTCGGGAGCATTGAAGGTCTTACTTAGGTTGAGTTTGGCCTCAGAACGAGTGCTTTCATTGGAGGATAAATTTAATCATCAGCCCTAGGGTGACGAATGGCCCCAGAAAGATCACCGCCAGAAAGCACATTGCCCACAGAGTGACAAACCATTCGCCGAGCTTCATTTCCTGCTCCTGATGGCGTCGGCGATGCGCTCGCGCTCTGCCCGGATGATTTCCAGTGTCTTTATTTGCACAGCCTCTCCGGTGCCGGTCAAGGCAACATTCGCGCACTCCTCACGCTCACGCTCTTTGATCTGCCACTCCAACTCTTTCAGCAAGTCCTCGGTCGTGTCGCCATGCCCCGTGGCGTAACCGCGATCAATCATCCATGCGGCTACCTTGTTTCGCTCATGAGCGGCCACAAGGTCAGCGAAGCGCATCAGTTCGCCTTCCATCACAGGCGTGTAAAACGCGGCCTCCCGCGCCAGTCGGATGATGGTTTCACGATCCATTGTCTTCCTCTCTTGCCTTGAGCATGACGTCCGCTATGTCATACGCCGTGCGGGGAATTAAAGCGGCCTGCTGTTCTTTCCCCGCTTCAAGACTCACCAACAATGCGTGCATCGCTTGTGCTGCGAAATAGTCGCGCAGGGTCATACCATGCTCACCTTCTGCCAAATCAAAATGGTGCGCGGGAAATGCAGGGCCGCCGGTGTTGTTACTCATGTCTGCTCTCCTATGCCGTGGGCGCGTTTGCCGATCAATGCAATACATAGTCTTTCCACACAACCCCCTTTGATGCATCACCAACCTTGCAGGGTTTGACCCATACATTCTTGCCGCTTCGCAGTCTGCGGATATGCCCTCTGCGGTCATGCAGCCGTGGACTGGCGTGTGTGCCGCCTTTTGATTCGCCTTTAGGCTCGACTGCCTCAATCACGACCGTGTGCCAGTCGTAGGCCGGGACTTTGCCTGCCGCGATCTTTCGCTTGTTCGTAAAAGTCTGGGCCACACTTGGGACAAAGGCCGTGCTGCGTTGGGCCATTGATCCGTACCATGCAGAGACAAACCCAAGAATCATCTCGGCTTCTTTGTGGTCTATGGTGTCGCCTTCCTCGGCAGGCCCGTACTTAATCTGCCCCTCATCAAGAGCGTAAACAAGGAGTGGACTGGCGACCGGCATCCCTCCCGGCGGGCAGCGGGTGGCAGACACCACAATCCCTTCCTCGGGGTCGTTCCCGGCCACGATCATGTGCATGACGAACTGGTCGTAAGATGGGGAAGAACCGCGCCACACCACACAGCACTTTTGAAACGGTGGGCGCATGAAATGCAGCGGGTCTTGGGGTTGCTCAGACTGAGCCTGAAACATTCCAGTTGAATCAAACCAATGCATCTCGGTCACATCAACCCCGGCATCGGCCATCTCGCGCATGACTTCTCTGATAAGTTGAGTTGTCATTCACCACCCCCGATCCCGTGCAAGCGTTCGATGGCGCGGGCGAAGTTTCTGTAATGGGCTAGGTCAAACTCGTTGTGGCAATACGGCATCAGGTGGTCAATCTCTTTCTCCGTCAGCGGCTTGCGCGGGGTTGGTGCGGTGTAGAGGGGTGTTGGTTGTGTGGCCCAATTCAGCGCACCGACTCTTGTTGCGTGAAACAGCGGAAGTAAGTCGTTGCTGTGCGTCATCCACGCCACCGGCTCCTGCTCAGGCTCGGCAAGGGCTTGACGCAGGGAGGCCATCGTATTTTTGACCCGATCGGTGTATCGGTAATCAGCCAAACCCTCCAATGCCTCAAGCGCCTGCTGCGCGGCTTGTCGTAGGTTCATGTTTCCCTCACAAAGATGCCTTCTTTGGTCAGCGTTCCTTTACGATCTTTGATCTCCTCATAAGCCCGTTTGAGACAGGCCACGAGATCTAAACCGGCCAAGTCAGCCGCCAGGATCAGAGTCACCAGGACATCTCCAAAGCCATCAATCTGGGCCTCTCGATTGCCTTTCAGAGTGGCCCCCACAAGCTCTCCGAGTTCCTCTACGCACTTGAGGAGTTGCTTCTCTGTAGAGGAGTTGGGGATGATCTGACGGGCCTCGGCCCAGCGCAGGATCTCAATTTCTAGGTTGCGGTACATAGTTTCTTTCGATGCTTCAGTAATTCTTTCTTGCCCATCTCGCTCAGTTTTGGGATGCAGACCGGCTTTCCCGCGTGGGTGACTGTCTTTCGATCGCAGATTAACTTCCTGCGAACGAGCGACCAGTAGGTGCACCATGAGCCAGGCCGGTCGTTGAACAACTTAAATCCCCATCCCTTCTCAAACATGGAGAGCATCTGGGCTTGCTTGTGAGAGATCACTTCGTTCTCCCGGCCCACTTGGGTTCTTTCTTCTCTTGGAAAACGGGCTTCCCAGCACTCGGAGGGGTCCACCCGTGCTTTCTCCAGGTGGCCTGCACATCGGCCCCGGAAGTCCATTTGAAATCTGGATGCCCAACTGGAATCAGCGGCATCGTCTTTTTCACTTGATGTTCCATCTTGCCTCCAACTCTCTAATGAGAGACACCACATCCATTGCCCAGGCTGTTTTGCCGGTCATATACTTGGTGTGCCGACTGGCGATTTGGAGGATTTCCTTTTCCTCCAGCTTTTTCGTCTTTACTGGCTCTGGAATGATCTCAGTTGCTGCGGCCCACACGATTCGGGACCGCCCAGAGGCTCCGTTCCTCCTTAGCCCTGAGTCGAAGATATACCCCCTCCTCCGCAAAGGAGCGATTCTTGGGGTGATGGACTGCAGAGATTTATTCAGGGCAAAAGCGATCTCTTCTGCTGTTGAGGGTTTAAATCTCAAGAGTTCATAGACCCTGGCCTCGAGCTGGCTCACATCCAGCTTTGCGGCCTCCTTAGCGGTGTCAGGATCGTCTTTACGGTGTGCTCCGTGCATCATTGGCTCCATTCGTTTAAGTACGGATCATAAGGTGGCTTAGAACTCAATGTCTCGGGGATTTCCCTTCTTAACGGGGCGATCTTCTTCTCTGGGCGGGTTCATCCAGGCCCATCCGTCCCAGCCTCCTTGTGCCAGAGGGATGCAGTCGAACTTCGCCATAGGGCCGTTTTTCGTATCAATGACTGATCCGATCTTGAGATACCGCTTCTTTTCTTCTCCGTCTTTGTTGGTGTATGTCCCAGTGGATACGGTGATTTCGTACAGAACTTTGCTCATATTGCTTCCAGTTTTTTCACTTTCTCATCGACTTCGGCCAGGAACTTAACGATCTCGGCTTCCATCTCCCCAATCAGCTTCTCATCTCGCTCAACGCGAATGATTAGGAGCTGAAGTCTTTGCGGCATCCTCGGGTCGAAACACACGAAGTCGCACCACTTCTTATCCGTGCAGCGCATCTGAAGTTGCATCTGCTTCAGGTACTTGTCAGGAATCTTCCGGTTGAGCTGCATCTCAATCATGGTGGCCGTCTCAGGGCACTTGATCTCGATGAGTCCCTCGCCAACGATCCCGTCTGGGCTGGCCCCACACATCTCAATTGAAGGATGAGGGATGAACCCCACCTCCTCAACGAGATTCCCGGTCTGGGCCTCATATGCTGCTCTGGCGTTGGCTTCTTGCTCTACACCCCACTCCATCGCTGCGTTGGAGTAAGTCTTTGCGGGTTGACCAGTCATCCTCTCAACGACCAGTTGGGCCTGGTAGTTCTCCCGATCTGCTGAATAACCAGTCTTGGTCTTTGCCATGACCTTATAAACAGAAGATGCGGTGACCTTCCCGGCTCGTTGAGCGAACCAATCCGGGGTCCTTTGTTCAATCACTTTGCGGCTCCCTTCAGAGATTGCTGGTGCTTTGTCCAGAACCGAGACTTCGCTGCTGATGCGGGGATCGCTTTGAAGGCCGCTTCCAGGCTCGCCATGCCCTCCAGGGCTGCGTTGCGTAGGGAATCAAGGTGTTGATCCTCGAAAGCCTTATCCTCGGCGTTTGTTCCCCTGACCGCTTGGTTCCCGTCATCGTCCTCCGGGGCAATTCCACAAGCCGCCATGAGGCTGTAGCGCCTGGCGTATGTGAGAGCCGATCCATACCCTTGAGGGTCATGCTTAGAGGCTGGGACATGGAGTTTCCCAGAGGACATGGTTTCTCCGCTCTCGTGGATAAACACAGTCTCCACGATCACTCCGTCCGAGCATTCCGAGTTCTGCTGCATGAGCATGATCCCGTTTGCGTTCAGAGCGTCCACCACAGCCTCAACACAAGCGGCCAGGTCAGCGTATCGGCTCTTGAAGTGAGGGTTAGAGGAAGTCTTGAGAGCGGGGCCAAATTCTTTCTGAGCCTTGACCAGGGCTGATGCGATGTGTTTCATAGGTAAAAGAAAAAGAAGGTTGCACCACAGAGACCGAGAGCCACCGCAGTCAATACATCCATTGCTGCAGAGCGGCGAGCTTCGATCTCTTCTTCGCGGGGACGGTATGCGTATCTCATTTCGGACCTTTCACGACTGCCCAGTAATCGGCTGACTCGACAAGGCCGGTGTAGGCATCACGGAAGGCCTCACCATCCCAGTCACCCCAAAACACCTCACCTTTGTAGTAAAGGAGAAGCCCAACCTCTTCAGGAGGATCAGCTTCTGTGAGCTTGTTCCACACGATGGTCTCGTTCATGCTTCCCACTCCTCAGAAGGAGGGAAGGCATCGTCATAGGCCCACAGCTTTCCTTCAGGACCGCATCGGCCATGAAGTGCTCGGACGGTGGTGCAGAACATGGGATTGGTCTGCCCCGTCACGAAGTCGATCTTTTGGGTATCTTGGTGGCCGCACTGGGAGAACGCTGACGGCTCTCTCTCCGAGTGGATGTAGTGCTGGCACCGATTGCAGGGAAGGATCTTCATTGCTTTTTCGCCCACTTGATGAAGTTAGACATTTCGTCACCGAATGCGATGCCATTGCGGCTCGCGCATTCCTTGAGGCACGAAGTCCACTCAAGGTCGGGACACATCTCAAACAAGGCAATGGCTTGTTTTAGGGCGTTTTGATAGGTTTCCATTTGTCGCTCCAGAGACCGCGAACTAGCGGCATGGGTGTGACTATAAGCGGTCTTATGGGCATGAGAACTAGGACTTTCCCTAAGTTCCCTTATGTAAACCTCGCTTACACTCAAGCGGGGCCAGGAACGGGTTAGCTCCGTGCGGCCTGGTATCACGAATTATCAGCAGGCAGCCACTCTGCTTTATGAGGGCTGGCCCCACCCAAGGAAAGACATGGACAAGAAAGACCTGATCCAGAAGGCCGGTGGTGTTACGGCTCTGGCGAAGTTGCTAGGGATAAAACCACCTGCTATCTACCAATGGAAGAAGGTGCCCCAGCTTAGGCTGCTGCAGCTCAAGGAATTGCGTCCTGAGTGGTTTGCTGTTCCAGGCGACATCGCATAGAATGTTGCGAAACCCGGCTAGGGAGGAAGTCATGAGCCTCCCGAAAAGCGACACACCCCCGCCTGCCGTTGGTTTCCTTTTGGGGTGAAGTAAGGGGTGTTATGCACTACTACCAGTTCCACATTGGGGACTATCGGTCCTCAACCGCCCATCTGACAAACGAAGAAGATTTGGCCTACAGGCGTCTTCTTGACATGTACTATGACCTTGAGGGTCAAATCCCGCTCGATACCGAGTGGGTTTCCAGGCGGATACGAGTGGATGGCAGCATCGTTCGAGATGTGCTCAACGACATGTTTGAGCGGACCGAAGACGGCTATCGAAACGAGCGGTGCGACAAAGAAATCGCCAAGTATCAGGCCCTTGCAGAGCGCAATCGCTCCAATGGTTCTAGAGGTGGAAGGCCCAAACAAAACCCAGTGGGTTCCGAGTCGCAACCGACTGGAAAGCTAACCATAAACCAAGAACCAGAAACCAATAACCATAAACCAAAGGTTGTGCGCGGAACGCGCCTTGACCCCCTTTATCCATTTCCTCCTGAGTGGGCCAACTTCTGCAAAGAGAAGCGGCCAGACCTTGTGCCTCGAGAAGTGTTCGAGAGCTTCAGGGACTACTGGATCGCCAAACCGGGGCAGGCAGGCGTGAAGTTGGACTGGGATGCGACCTGGCGAAACTGGGTTCGTAGCCAAAAGAACCAAAATTTCAAGCCGCAAACTCAGCTCACCGTCCCAAGCCGTCCTGAGCGAGATCCTGCGCTGGTCAAGTTGGACGAGGACCGCAAGAAGCGAGAGCAGATCCCGCTTGAGGTTCGTCAGCAAATCCAAAGCATCTTGAGGCGCTAATGTGGTTGATTTCAAAAGCCCTTTACGAGAGCTTGCACTCTTCGCGGGAGCAGGAGGTGGAATCCTTGGAGGAAAGCTCCTCGGATGGCAAACCGTCTGTGCAGTTGAGTGGGAGCCATACGCAGCTTGCGTACTTGCCGCCCGACAAAATGACGGCCTTCTCCCGCCTTTCCCGATTTGGGATGACATTCAAACCTTTGACGGAAGACCGTGGAGAGGAATTGTTGATGTTGTATCGGGAGGCTTTCCCTGTCAGGACATCTCAGTCGCAGGAAAAGGAGATGGGCTTGATGGCGAGCGAAGCGGAATGTGGAAACACATGGCGCGGGTGGTTGGCGAAGTTAGACCCCGATTCGTCTTTGTGGAGAACAGCCCAATGCTCACTTCTAGAGGAGGAACCCGAGTCATTGCAGACCTTGCCGCGCTCGGGTATGACACGAGGTGGACTGTTATGGGAGCTGCCGATGTCGGAGCGCCGCACCAAAGGGATAGATTCTGGCTTGTGGGCCACTCCAACCGTATGCGGCAACCACAACCGCAAGGGTGCAAGCAAGACGAGCGGGGATGGGTTGGCAACTCAAGTGGCGAAATGGCCCACTCCAATAGCATCGGGCAGCAGGGGAAGCAGTGGCAGGCCAAGACCTGGGAAGCAAGTTCAATTGGTGGATGCGGTCAGGTTCCCAACTCCGACCAGGCGGGACTACAAGAGCGGGACTGGCGCACAACCCAGAGAGGGGCATTCGCCACCCCTGTCCAGTGCGATTGGTGGAACCCTGAACCCTGATTGGGTAGAATGGTTGATGAATTGGCCTATCACCTGGAGCAATCTCAATGCAATCAACCAAAAAGACTTTCAACGCTGGCAGGAAGCAAGCGCAGCGGCTTTACAAAAATCTCGTCTCGTGCGAACGATGTGGTGGGACAGAGACCCTTCACAGGCACCATCTGGACAACGATCCAACGAACAACCAGAGCAAGAACTTGATGGTTCTTTGCAGCAAGTGTCACGGGTCGCTTCATGCCAATCAGAGATGGAAGGATCACACGAAAGACCGAAAGTGTCTGTATTGCGGGAAGATATTCACTTACAAACGAGCCAGAGAAAAGACCTGCAGCAGGGAGTGTGGAAACAAACTGGCATGGATGAAACGCAGATCATCCCAAGAGTCGCATCTGGCGTAACCGCTAGGGTGGACAGACTTAAAGCCATTGGAAACGGACAAGTCCCCTTATGTGCAGCAACCGCATGGAGAGAATTAAGTGAACTACTTTGAAGCCCACAAACTTCTGAATGAGGTCAAAGATGGAATCGACCACTCCACAGAACTCATCTCACACGCCCTCTATCTCACAGGAGACCTGGAGGATGGAATGCGAGGCGCGACATTACATCCGAATCTTCAACGACATGAAAGCCACCAAAGGACTCGAAGCCGCTGCTGGGTGGTGGGGCCGAACAATATCTAGTATCGAAAAGAAACGGGGCAAAGATTCAGCCGAGCAGTTACGGAGAAAAATGAATGAGCTTCGCAAGAATGTTGTCAATGTCGGCTGATTCTGATAACATGGCCTGATGAAAAAATGGACTGATGAAGAACTGGTGTTGCTAAAAAACAACTATCCCGATAAGGGGAAGATGTGGTGCGCTAATGCACTTGGTCGAGGCGAGGCATCCGTTCGATGGATGGCCGCAGAGCTTGGACTCAAAGCAAACACGGAATCTGAGTTCTTCAAGGATTGGCAAGCCAGGGCCGCGCAAAGCAAAGTTGGCAAAAAGAGGCCAGATCAAGCGTTGGTCATCAAGAAGTTGCATGAGGATGGAAAGCTAAAAAAGACTGAAGCGCAAAAAGCAGCAATTTCAGAAAAAGCTAAAAAGCGTCTCAAGGAAAATCCTCATCCAAGAGGGATGCTTGGCAAAAAGCATTCTGCTGAAACGAAAGCAAGGTTTTCAGATATTTCAAAGAAAAGATTTGCTGAAATGTCTGAAGATAAAAAGTTTGAAAAATTAAAAAAGATGCTTGAGACAAAGGCCAAGAACGGAACACTGGTTAATCCACGCATCAAGACCACATGGAAGGGTGGTTGGCGAACGATTGGGACAGAGGAAAAGTTTTACCGTTCGCGATGGGAAGCAAATTACGCCAGGTTTCTTGAGTGGCAAAAAAACAACAGCGCCATCACTGACTGGAAGCATGAGCCAAGGACTTTTTGGTTCGAAGGCATCAAGAGGGGCTGCGTTAGCTATCTGCCTGATTTCTGGGTGCTGAAACCGGATGGCTCCGAGGAATACCATGAGGTCAAGGGCTGGATGGATGATAGAAGCAAGACCAAGCTCAAGAGAATGAAGAAATACCACCCGCTAGTGACGCTTGTTTTGGTTGACAGCAAAAAGTACAAGCAAATAACAGGCGAGTTCTCTCACTTGATTGAGGGGTGGGAATGAACGCAAACGCAGCGGTGGACTTCATCATCAGAAACGCAGGGGATTACTCAAAAGCCAAAGCACAAAGGGTTTACTTAGAAGAGTTCCGTAAGACCAAGAAAGCCCTGCTGATGAAAGACGCAATGGCGAAGTACGAAGCCGCCAATGCTCAAGAGCGAGAGGCCTACGCTCACCCGGAGTATCAGCAACTCCTCAAAGGCCTGCAGGAAGCCATAGAGATTGAGGAAGAACTGAAGTGGAAGCTGGAGGCTGCGAGGATGAGGGTGGATATTTGGAGGTCAGAGGAAGCCTCCGCACGAATGCAAGTAAGGGCAACAGAATGATCCCCAAGCAAACTTACATTCGAAGCCAAGCTCCTTAAAGCAGTTGCTGGCCTGCAGTGTCAGTGCTGTGGGCATGAGAACTCCCAAGCCGCGCACTCAAACTGGTGGGGCGGGAAGGGTAAGGGAATCAAGGCAAGCGATGAATTCTGCGCGAGCCTCTGTGTCAGATGCCATTTTGAGATCGACCAGGGCAACAAACTGACCAAGGACGAGCGAAAGCAGAAGTGGCTTGCTGCTCATAAGCGGACGGTCAAAGAGCTTCAGAGGCAGGGAAAATGGCCTATTGACATTCCCGTTCCCGATATAGAATTCTGATACCCTTCATCGCAGTTGTCGGGTTGGGGCTTCGGCCCCTTCTTTTTGGAGACACCATGTTCAACAAGTCCCAAGCCAAAGAGATGCAGAAGTATCTCGAGCAGAACAAGCGCAAGTACCACCACACCAAACCGATGAAGGCCTACAAGATGGCCGATGAATTCGGGAAGGGGTACGAGGCCATTGAGATGCAGAAGGCGATGAAAAAGAAATGAAGTGCCCTATCGCCACCCAGGACATCGAGGTCAACCTTGAGAACCGCGATCATGCGTTCAAGGAGTACGGATACGGTCCTGCCAATCCTGGTGAGGATGACGAGGAGTTCTGGGCAAAGCGAG